CTTCACGAACTGCGTTTTTTAGCAAATCCGCATCTACTGATTGATTTAAATCAGTAAAGTTTTTTAATTTATTTTCACTAATGAATAAAGTATCGGTCATCTTATTTTCCTTCTATCTTTTCTTCCAATTCAATATCTGCACCAGCTTCTGCTTCTACTGAGGTTACTACATCAATCTCTTCTTCACCATCTCCAAAGAGTTTGATTTGTTGAACACCTAAAGTAGTATCAATTCCGTTTATACTAAAAATCATTTCAAATGTTTTAAGTATATCAGATTGCATTGGATAAATTACAGTTGTTAAGAAATGTGAATATGCATCTAATAGTTCTGCTCTACCACCTAATTGTCCCTCTGTCTTAATACCTACTAGCATAGGTGAAGTGATTCGGTGACCTGTAAGAATCTTTTGTGTAGTCATTTCATTTACTACATTATAGTATCCATCAGCACCATTTTGAGGTATAGGTGTAATTTCTGGCATCTGCTCTCTATCAGCCACATCCATATACATCAGAGAACCTGCATTATCAGTACCTGAATATGCATCTCTTAATTGTCTTTCGATTTCACCTCTTTCTTCTTCATTAGCATCGGTGAAAGTTGTAATTGCTAATGAAGGTGCCAAACCATTCTTTAAATTGTTTACGTGGAAGTTATCAACTTCAGTATCCAATTCGATTGTTTTTAAAGCACCCATATAATCAGGTAGTGGATAATAATCCAAACCTGTTGTGTATGGTTTAAAATAAATTAATTGAGATGGTTCAGTTCTATCTCTCCTACTGAATTTAGGAAGATATGGTAAGTTATCTTTATGAGGAACTATACCTCTTGTCTTACCCCAATCTCTATATATGTAATAACCTGGTACATTTCCTCTATCATCCATCTTCTTTGCTCTAGCGTATGAGAAATCTACGTGATACACTTCAGCAATTCTAGTCCTATCTTGCGACCAAATTACTTCTAATGCGTATCCACCATAAACTACTCTATCTAAAGCAAGTTTAGAATAAATATCGTTCCAAGTTTCACCTTCTGAATTTGCGATTTCTAATAATACTTCATCATCACCTGTAAGACCTTGTCCTACCACTGCTTGATGTTTTGCATTAACTGCCGTAGCATGGACAGATGATTTGTGATACAAATCAATAAGTAATTGCGGAAATTTATTATCCTGTCCAAAGTAAACTATATCCCCTTTATCATCTTCGAACTGAGCGCTATCTGGATATAGGTACTCACTATACTTTGGGATAATACTAAATTTATGTTTATTCTTTTCCATATCTATCCATTGTACACTACATATGCTCCGTTTTCATTAGCAGAAGTGTATTTAAACCTACTTATACTCTCTGAAACGAACGCAGTTGTTGTCGTATCTGTTTCGTATGATTGTGGAACTAATCCTAAGTTCCAAACTACGTTTGAAGTGCCCCATACCTCTTCAGAAGTACCCCATATTTGGGAATCTCCTGGTGAAATAATCTTTTGGAATACTAAATCGTATGAACCACCCTTTAAATCAACATCTGTTGGAAGGGTTATTGTTGTTTTTCTCCATTTACCATATTCAGCAAATGAAAGGGAAACTGATGATGTTACCTCTGAAAATCTATTAGTAAATACCAATCTTAACGTATCTCCATCAGCGAAAGATGCTGAAGGAATAAATGCGATGTCGTTTGATGATGAGGTAAATAGATATATCATTGTTTTTCCCTAATAAAGTAAAGGGCAGAGGGATTTTACTCCCTCTACCTCATTACATTATATAAATCTTAACCTACGGTGATACCATTAAGAACGCCTGCAAGTGATGAACCCGAAAGTTCGCTTGCTGGTTCTGGCTCTTGTCCAGTAAAGGTTAATGTGTAACCATTAAGGTCACCGAATGCAGTACCTGTCTGGCCTTGTCCACCACTTAAAGACAATCCACGAGTTTGACCTAATAAGAAGAATACACCAACACCATCTTCAGAACCGTTGTTGGTTTCAACAACCATTCTAATATCTGGGTTTTTAGCTAATACTCTTACTTGGTTTCTAGTCGCTGACTGAAGTTTGTGGAATGGTGCATTTACAGTTTGTTCGTAGAAGATAGTTCCGTTTTCTACATTTGAGTTAATCGCTTCGGTGAAATCACCAGTCTGACGAGTTAATTCAAATTTATAGAAAGTACCTGAACCACTTAATTCCGTTAACAATCCTGTCGTACCACTTGTTGAATCAATTGAACCAGACAAGATATAGATGTTCTTAAGTCCACCAGTGTTGTCACGACAACCTAGTGTAAATCCTGATGTAATATCACATGTGCTCATATCTTATCCTTTTCTTTTTTATTATTCAACAATTAGGCCTGGTCGTTAGATACCCAGAACTCAGGGTATGCAATGTTCATACCAAGCTTAGTAACGATTCTGTGCTTCAATTGGTCACCATTGATATCGTACCATAACTGGAAATCAGTTACGTCTGATAACAAATCAGTACCGATTACGATTTGTTTAGCAGGTCCGAGAACCAAACGATTAGAACCTTGCAAACCAATTGTACCTACGATAGTTACGTTTGGAGTGAATGGGTGTTTCATCGCCATAAAGTTTACTCTATTCTCAACAGATGCTGGGTCATAGAAGTAATTGTTTTCGTTTCTCAACCAAGTAACGTACTTACGGAAGTTAGTGATTGACATGAATACTGTCAAATCTTCTCTATCCTGTACATCAGCTGATAAGTTTTCCAACATTACATCAATATCATCACCGATAGTAGTTGAACTTGGAGCAGAACCTGTAATTGCATCAGGAACAACTACACCAGTAGTAGAACCTGAGATAATAGTTTTCAAACCATTAACACAATCTCCAGCTCCAGTGGTAGCGCCCCAAATGAATTGGTCGTTTGCTTTTTGGAATCCTTTAACAAGTTGGTCTGTATACTCTTGAATCAAAGTGAATGATTCGTTGTAGCTACCAGCTGGCTGCATTACTCCTAAATATTTCTGGTCCAAATCCCTCAAACATAGTCCATCGTGCGATGTACGTTGACAAACTTGGATATCTCTTTGTGAGAATGATGCAGTACCTGCAGTTGTAGATACACAACCGTATCCATCCTCAATTTGTAAATCAACTTCAAACAAGTTGATTGGTTCTAAGTACTTTACGCCTTCTTTTACTGTAGCGTATTCAATGGTAGAACCAGCCATAATACTCTTAACAACTAGCTCACCGGCCGTCTCGTTATTAAAAGCGTCTAATGCTGTTACGTCAAATGCCATAATCTTTTCCTTTTAATTTAATTTTTTCTTTTCTTTGCAATAAGAGAATCAATCATCGCTTGATTTTTTGATACTAATTCCTCATTCTTGCGGGTTTTACTAAACTCTTTCATTGCTGTTGTTTTAGAAGTTGCTGGAGATTTAGCGAATGCAGCGTACTTCTCTTCCATAGCACGTAGCTTCTCTTCATACTCTTTCATCTTCTCTGTTACAACTTCAGCAATTTCTGAAATTACTGCTTCGATTACTTCTTCCTTCACCGATACAGCTTCTTCTTCCATTTTCTCTTCGTCATGCTCAGCCATTTCTTTTTCTTCTTCCATAGCTTCCTCAACGTCCTCTTCCATCTTTTCTTCTTCGTGTTCTTCAGATGCAACTTCAACTACTTCTTCTTCTGCAGGTGCAGATTCCAAAATAGATTCAATTTTACCATCTTTAGTGACAACTGTAATACCGCCTTCTAGCATATGCTCACCATCTGGTGCTGCAATATCGCCATCAGCAGTAACTACAAACAATGCAAGACCTTCTGCAAGTTCTTCACCCTCATATTTGAGCTCTAACTCACCGTCAGCTGTTCGAATTGTTGCGAAAGAAGCTTCAACAGTAGCATCAACGAGATTAAAATGTCGTTTCACTAATTCTTTAATGTTATCCATTACTTTGAATTCCTTTTACTTTGTTAAACATCTGATAATGGTTACACCCCAAATATCCCACAATACTTCGCAAAGTACTATCAAGATTAATGACCGTTTAACCATACTATCTTATATACCATTATATAAATAGAATGTTATACTGATAAAAATTTGGATAATTCAGAAATATGTTGTATATTAGTATAATAAAACCAAAGAATATGTACTACATTTATCACATACCTGAAAGAGATAAGATTGGAGTTGCAATTAATGTTAGTCGTAGAATGCGAGAACATAAATGGACTGGATTCTATGAGATACTTGAACAACATACTGATATTCATAAAGTATCAGATAGAGAGATTGAACTTCAGAAACAATATGGATATAAAGTTGATACCATTCCATATTGGAAATCACTCAAATCACATACCTTTGAAAGTAGAAGTAAGGGTGGTAAACTTGGTGGTAAGAATATTCCTTATGAATCTAGATTTAAAGCATTTCTGAATCAACCCAAATCAATAAGAATTGAAAATGGTAAAAAAAGAAGAAAGCTTACTTATAGTGATGCACAAAATATCCGTGCTGAATATGGGTTAGGTGGTATAACTCAAGCCCAACTTGCTAAGATG